GGCGACACTGCCGCTAACAAGAAACCTGTTATCGGTTAATTAATATAAGGAACTTGGATGCAACAATTATCTGAGATACTGACGTTCGACCAAGCTAAAATGGTCGTTGAATCTGCCAATGAAGGGAAAGACTTGTATATGAAGGGAATTTGTATACAGGGAGGAGTACGCAATGCTAATCAGCGTGTATACCCCGTGAACGAAATTGGTAGGGCTGTCAAAACTCTCAACGATCAGGTTACTGGAGGATATAGTGTTCTTGGAGAAGTTGATCATCCAGAAGGACTGAATATTAATTTAGACCGTGTAAGCCATATGATCACAGAAATGTGGATGGAAGGCGACAACGGTTACGGAAAATTAAAAGTATTACCAACCCCTATGGGAAGCCTAGTTAAAACAATGTTAGAAAACGGAGTTAAACTAGGTGTTTCTTCTAGGGGCTCTGGTAACGTATCAGAAAGCGGAAACGGAGAAGTATCCGAATTTGAAATTATCACTGTGGACGTTGTGGCTCAGCCATCAGCTCCAGGTGCATATCCAACTCCAATTTATGAACAACTTATGAATGCAAGGGGTGGAATGAAGGCATATCAATTAGCACGTGAAGTTCAAGGCGACAAAAAGGCACAAAAATATTTAAAAGACTCTCTGATCAATGTGATCAGTAGACTCCAATAAAAGGAGATATAAACATGTTGGATGCACTAAAGACACTTTTTGAAAATGACGTTGTTTCAGAAGAAGTGCGCCTAGAAATTGAAGAAGCGTGGGAAGCAAAAATTAAAGAAAATAAACTTGCTGTCACAGCTGAACTTCGCGAAGAGTTCGCTAAAAAGTACGAACATGACAAAAATACTATGGTTGAAGCCATTGATAACTTAGTTTCTGAAAGATTAACTGAAGAAATGAAAGAGTTTACAGAAGATCGTAAGCAGTTATCAGAAGCCAAAGCAAAGTATATGGTAGCAATGCGTGAAAATGCAGGCCTACTTAAAGGTTTTGTAATGGAAACACTTAAAAAAGAAGTTTCAGAGCTACACGAAGAACAAAAAGAAATGGCTGCTAATTTTTCAAAACTTGAAGAATTTGTAGTTGACGCACTAGCCAATGAAATATCTGAATTTTATGAAGATAAAAAAGACTTAGCAGAAACTAAGGTTCGCCTTATTAAAGATGCTAAGAAACACTTGGGCAAAGTTAAAGAAAACTTTATTCAAAGAAGTGCTAAAGCAGTATCTAAAACAGTTGATAAAGCTCTTAGGGGCGAAATTAATCAGCTTAAAGAAGATATTGAAGCAGCACGTAAAAATGATTTTGGACGTAAATTATTCGAAGCATTTGCAAATGAATATCAAGGAAGTTACTTAAATGAAAAATCAGAAACTTCTAAGCTATTAAAAGTTGTTGACACTAAAGACAAACAGCTTGCAGACGCAAAGGCTTTTGCTGTTAAAGCAAAACGAGTAGTTGAAGCACAACAGGTTGAAAAGAAACAGCTTGTTGAGGATGCAAAACGTAAAGAAATTATGCATAGTTTGATTGCACCTTTAAGCAATCAACAGCAGGAAATTATGAAAGACTTACTGGAATCAGTTCAAACAAACAGATTACAATCTCAGTTTGAAAAGTATTTGCCAACGGTTATTGACGGCGAAGCACCAGAAAAGCTCAAAAAGGCTAAAAATGATGAAGGCGCAAAGTGGTTTCTTTCAGAAGGCACAGAAGTTACAGGCAACAGAGAGACAGTTCAAACTAGTAAATCAGTAGACGATTCAAATGTTATTGATATCAAACGTCTAGCTGGGATTAAATAAGGAGATAAATTATGTCAGAACTACTAGAAAGTCGCTGGCAGGAAACCAAAGGTGCTCTTCTTGAAGGCCTTTCAGGCACAAAGAAAGCAGTCATGTCAAGTACACTCGAAAATACTCGTAAGTATTTGTCAGAGGCAGCTGGAGCAGGTGCAACTTCCGCCGGTAATATCGCAACACTTAACCGTGTTATTCTTCCAGTCATCAGACGTGTGATGCCAACAGTTATAGCTAACGAGTTGGTAGGCGTACAGCCGATGACAGGACCCGTGGGTCAGATCCACACACTTCGCGTTCGTTATGCTGAAAGCAACGACAACGCAACAGCAGGTGAAGAGGCATTAAGCCCATTCAAAATTGCTACAGCTTATTCAGGTACTGGAACAGATCCAGCTGGAACAGCCGACGCAACTGCTACTAAAGAAGGTCTTGCTGGGCGTAAAATGTCTATCCAGATCTTAAAGCAAACTGTAGAAGCTAAGTCACGTAAGCTATCCGCTCGCTGGACTTTTGAATCTGCACAGGATGCACA